ACCCGACACACGGACAGACAGAACGCACCGAAAGAAAAACGACCAGACCGACCGACGGACCGACGCGACGCGAGCATAAAAAAAGCGGGCCGAGGCCCGCTTAACTAGGCGAAGGTCAGCTATTTAAACTGACCTATTTGAATGTTGCCTTGATTATGCTTCCACGCTTTAGTGCCCTCAATCTGTTGCTTATAGTGCGCGATAATTGTGGCCGCGTCCTGGCTATAGCCAGTGAAGTGTTCCTCACATACTTGGTTTAGCTCTTCTATTGTTACTAACTGGTGAGTGCCTCCACGCTCATCAATTAGGTCATAGTATGCATTGATAACAATAACCATTTGACGAGGCAATTTGATTGCCTTGGGCATGGTGTCAAACATGATGCTACCGGCCGCGCTCTTACCAGTTGCAACCATTGTTGCGCGTTCGACCTTATTGTTTGACTGTGCTACCTGCTTTTGTGCTGATGTTGCCATATTACTTTTCCTCGATTAGTTAGTTTAGTTAGTTAGCTTACCGCCTAACTAGGTACATTCTAACATCAACCAAATATAGAACACAACACATTTAACTAACTAATTAGTTAGCCTATAAGACTAGGGACTACCCTATAGTTGGCATAGTCATTGCCTATGCAATAGGTATGCCAAGACCCCCCATACCCCCTGCCGCTCTCCCCCACCCTTTAATCCGCGCACCCAACACGGTTCCAGCCTCAGAGTTGCATGTATTTTTGCTATGGGTCCCCACCCCAAAAAATTTTGCGAAAAAATTTTACGAAACGGGTTTTTTGAGGGTACTATTGCCCCCGATCCTCTACGAAAGTTACTTTGATGACTGTAGTTAAGACTCCTTCCGCTCCTAAGTTCAAGACGCAAGCGTTTACTAATATCGCACGTGATTTGGCTGGACAATACGGCAAGCAAGCCTCGGCCCCACCGCCCAAGAAGCGTTACCCTCGGGTCGCTGTTAATGATCCCGGACCGACTACATTTTCTAGGCCAAGCTCTGGTCCGTTGTCCTCGATCCGCCGACCACCGCCGAAGGAAGGTTCTCCAAGAAGAACGATCGATCTTGATTCGTACACACGTAGACGAACAGGGTTACAAACTAACCAACCGCCTGCCAGGACGCCCCCACAAAGAGGACAGGTTGTCAACGTCACACCTCCACCTGCTAATTTCTATGGGGGTATTAATCCTGGAGGCATGTACACACAGCAGTCCCCTTCGTTTGTTGCAGCAGTAAACGTAGAGCCACGGACCGCGAATGCGGGAAGTAGAGCAGAGGCAAAGATTATGAAAGATGCAATAGGTATGGGTCGTCGAAATGTTGCTCGATTTGCGAACGGTGGTCCTTTGCAGCGCGAGCGTGAGTTCGAGATAATGCAAGAAGAATACGATGCCGAAGTCGCAAAGGCCGGGGGCAGTGGTGCAGGACTCGCTGGCTTTTTAGCCAATCTCCGTGACCTCGCGTTAGGCGATGAAACGATGGGATTGATGGATATTATGCGGCGGGGCGGTGCGCAAAATGTTCCTGAAGGGTATTACTCTGAGCGTATTGAGATGTACGGGGATGATCCTCGTATGTTCGATATTCCTGAAGAGCTTTTAATTGCTGCAGGGATCATGGGACCTGGAAAGGGTAAGGGTATTACTAGTTTAATTGACGAAGCGAAAGGCGTTAGTCGGTTAGGGGATGATTTAGCTGAGTCGATGCGCATGAAGAAACCGGCGATAGAATCTCCGGAGCGCGGACGAGATTTCGATAGAGAGCCGATGACCGGGCCTGAGTTTTTAGGTTATGACAAGAAAGATCGTGAGATGATGAAAATGCGACGCGCATTAACAGACGAGATCGACGAGTCAGTAGGGGCTTCTGCTGAAGATATGATTGAAGGGATGCGTCGAGGACGGTCCAAGCCCCGTTCTTCTTCGGCACCAGACTATCGCGGACGTAAACCGGAAAGAAGAGCCGGGGGTGGAAAGCCCGGACTATATGCAAATATTCACGCGAAGCGTAAGCGGATTGCAGCAGGTTCTGGTGAGCGGATGCGAAGGAAGGGTGAGAAAGGCGCACCGACCGCTGAGAATTTTAGGCAAGCCGCGAAGACTGCGAAGAAGGCAGGCGGCGGTCATCTGATGAATATGGGTTATTACGGTAAGTCGTATCGATGAGTGAATTAGCGGTTCTTGGTGGAAAGACCAAGTCGATTTTCACGTTAGAGAAGTTACTTAAAACTTTACCGCAAACCCAGTGTAAGGTTGAGCATTATTTCGCGAACGATGTGTACGTTCGTTGTTTTTATTTACCGGCGGGTGTTGCGGCAAGTAGTTATATTCATCGCAAGCCTTGCGTTACCATAATGCCGTATGGAAAGGTGCGAACTGTTACAACGCTCCAGGACCATGAGGAAGTGCAGGAGATTGAAGGGTTTAATATCTTCGAGTCCCCTGCAGGAATGAAACGCGCAATATACGGGATCGAGGATTCAGTTTGGATCACGACCCATCCGAACCCAGAAAATATCCGAGAGCCTGAGAAGCTGATTGAATATTTTACAATCTCGCCTCAGGAGTTATTGGAGAAGAGCTAATGTCATTCGCTATCACTGCTTCAGTTGTCGTTGCTGTAGGAACGACTGCCTATAATTCGCGTCAGGCTAGAAAGGCGCAAGAGAAACAAGAGCGATCGAACTTAATCCGCAGAATGGCAATCGAGGGCCAAGCGCCTGAGCTTCTTGATATTGGTCAAGAGGTCGTTGGTCAACCGATTATGGGTAGTGATATTTCGCAGGCGTTACAAGAACTGCGGTACGATCCGAACGCAGGATTTATGCAGATGCTCGAAACGCAGCAGATGCCAGCGGAGCAAGAGATTCCTCCTGAAGTGCTTGAGCAGCTTATGATGGAGCAGCAGGCGCAATACGCGGACGGTGGTCCTGTAGGTCGCGGAGAGGATACGTATTTCTTCACGATCGAAGATATCGAAGGGATGATGGCTGAACCTGATCCGATGATGCAAAACGTTGGTGCAGGACTCATGGCTCAGATGGGTCCGGGTATGGGCGCAGTACCAGCGACACCGGGGCAGATTCAGATGATGGCCGAAGGTGGGTTAATCGGTAATCAGCATAAGATTGATAAAAATAATAATGGGCGTATCGATGCGCAGGATTTTGAGATCCTTCGCCGTAGGGACGGTGGTGATCTGGACCCTGACTACCTAGAAGAGATTCCAATAGATTTAGATGACATCATCGAAGAGATTCCTTTTAACGTAAATATGCTAACGACTGAAGCGAAGGACGTTGGTCCTGAGTACGATGAAGTTGTTATGTTAGGTAAGGGCGATGGGGAAGAACTCGTCGAAGGACGAGATTATTTCGTTGGCCCTAACGGTGAGTTTTTGTGGCCGTGGGAAGTTGAGGAATACATGCGAAAATCTCCGGGCCGCACTAGAAAAACTGCAAAAATGCGCGATGATTATTTAAATAGTCTAATGGATGAACGTGCGATGCTCGCTAAGAAAAGAGGACGACGGTATAAAAAACGTCCTACTAAGGAATTAATTAGAGGTGGAATAAAGGCAATTACTTCTGGTGCAACTGGAGGTGACTCAGGTAACACTTATTCTGATGAAGAGTTAAGACGGTTAATCGAAAGATAGTATGGCTAACATACTTGATGAACTCAAGGCTATTGATCTTTCGTACTTATCGAAAGAGGAAGCCAAAGAGTTCACTCTTCTTCTCGAAGAATTAGAAAAGCGGGAAACGCAAGAACGAACTTCGGAGAACTTCTACGAGTTCGTAAAAGCGATCTGGCCCGACTTTATTCACGGCGAGCACCATCGAAAGATGGCGGCGGCGTTTGATGATATTGCTTCTGGCAAATTAAAGCGTCTCATTATCAATATGCCACCTCGACATACAAAGTCTGAGTTTGCATCACACCTCTTTCCTGCGTATCTTCTAGGTAAAAACCCTAAGCTCAAGATTATCGAAGCAACACACACGGCTGACTTAGCAATTAACTTCGGTCGTAAGGTCCGTGACTTAATTGATACTGAAGAATATGCGGGGATCTTTCCGCGTACAGAGCTAAAAGCAGACTCACGGAGCGCGGGTAAGTGGCTCACGAGCCAAGGCGGAGAGTATTACGCATCAGGTATCGGCGGTGCGTTAGCAGGACGCGGTGCTGATCTGTTCATTATCGACGATCCACACTCTGAACAAGATGCATTTTCGGATCGAGCGTTAGAGGAAGCGTACGATTGGTTCATGACAGGTCCTCGACAGCGTCTTCAGCCGGGAGGCGCGATCGTTATCGTAATGACTCGCTGGTCGAAAAAGGATTTGACTGGTAAGTTAGTGCGAAAAATGACGCAAGAGAAGGCCGCAGACCAGTGGAAAGTGATTGAGTTCCCCGCAATCTTGCCTAGCGGCAATCCACTTTGGCCTGAGTTCTGGAAACTTGACGAATTAGAAACGATTCGTGCGTCAGTTCCTCCGTCGAAATGGGCAGCGCAATACATGCAGCGGCCAACAGGCGAAGGTATTTCGATTATTCCGAAGGAATGGTTCAATATTTGGCCTAACGATAACCCACCAAACTGCGAATATTTGATTCAAAGTTACGATACGGCGTTTTTGAAGAACGAACGTGCCGACTTTACGGCGATAACTACGTGGGGTGTCTTCTACCCAGAGGGAAAAATTAACGATGAGCTGTATAGCGGCGAAGAAGCGCATCTGATTTTGCTAGATTGCATAAAAGAACGCTTCGACTTTCCTGAATTAAAGCGCGAAGCGATGCGGTTGTACGAACATTGGGAGCCTGATACAGTAATTATTGAAACAAAAGCCTCGGGTATTCCGCTAACGCAGGAATTACGGCGGCTTGGTATCCCGATTAATACGTATTCACCGAATCGTGGGCAAGATAAGATTGCAAGATTAAACTCAGTCAGCCCGATTTTTCAAGATGGCAAGATTTGGGTTCCAGATAACCGCTGGGCTGAGGAGTTAATGGAAGAAGTTACTGATTTTCCTAACGGAGAGCACGATGATTTGGTTGATGCGACGACATTAGCCCTTATGCGCTTCCGAGCAGGAGGATTTTTGCAGTTAAAATCTGATTTTTCGGACGAAGAAGAGTATTATCCGAGGGTTAGAGTATATTATTAACGAAAATCTAGGTAAGGTTGCCGATTATGGCCGACATGCAAGATTATTTAGACGACGAGTTCGTAGAAATCGAAGTAAATGGGTCGCCTGACCTAGACGAAGGCATAGAAGTTTACTTCGACGAGGAAGGAACTGCGAATATCGGGTTTGATCCGAACGAAGAGTTCGAAGCTGACTTCGATGATAACCTCGCTGAGTTTTTAGACGGAGGAGAACTAGGTCGAATTTCCTCAAAATTGACTTCTTTGTACGAAGAAGACGTCGAGTCTCGCAAAGATTGGTACGAAACGTTTAAAGACGGTCTTGATCTTCTAGGTATTAAGTCTGATCCGCGAAGTGAGCCATTTGAAGGCTCAAGTGGCGTGTATCATCCGTTACTTGCCGAAGCTGTAACGCAATTTCAAGCACAAGCCTATAAAGAATTACTGCCAGCCGGTGGTCCTGTAGATACTCGCGTACTTGGTCGCGTTACTGACCCTAAGTTGATGCAGGCTAACCGCGTTAAAAACTTCATGAACTATCAGATCGTGTTCAAGATGGAAGAATACGATCCTGAGATGGATCAGCTGCTGTTTTATCTTCCGCTTTCTGGGTCTGCGTTTAAAAAGTCTTACTATGATCCGACCGTTGGTCGAGCAGTTTCGCGTTTCGTGAAATCAGAAGATTTAGTCGTGCCTTATTACACGACTGACTTGATTACAACACCACGAATCACTCACGTCATTCACATGACAGAGAACGACCTCAAAAAGCTCAAGCTTTCTGGGTTTTATCGCGATACGGCGATGTCTTCTCCGTCAATGATTAATGAAACGGCGATTAACGAAAAGATTGACGAACTTGAAGGGCTTTCTCCGTCAGGACAAGACCGAGAGTTCACGCTTTTAGAGATGCACGTCGAGTTAGACCTTGAAGGCTTTGAGCATACCGATGAAGATGGTGAACCTACAGGGGTTGCGATTCCTTATATTGTAACAATTTGCAAAGATACTAACGAAGTGCTTAGTATTCGCCGTAACTACTCGCCGATGGATCCGTTACGCAAGAAGATTGAGTATTTTACGCACTACAAGTTTTTACCGGGGTTAGGATTCTACGGATTCGGCCTAATCCACATGATTGGCGGTGTAACGAAGTCAGCGACTTCGATTCTTCGACAGTTGATCGACGCGGGTACGCTTTCTAACCTACCGGCAGGATTTAAGTCTCGAGGACTAAATATTCAACGCGCCGATGATCCGATTCAACCCGGAGAGTGGCGTGATGTTGATACTCCCGGAGGCACAATCCGTGATTCTTTCTTGCCGCTACCTTATAAAGAGCCAAGCGGTACTTTAGCGAATTTACTTGGAGTCTTAGTCGAGTCGGGCAAGCAATTTGCGTCTGTAATTGATTCAGGAGCTGGTGATCAGAATCAAAACGCTCCCGTAGGTACGACGATTGCTATGCTTGAACGTGGACAGCGTGTTGTTTCCGCAATTCACAAAAGACTGCATTATGCGCAGAAGAATGAGTTCAAGATTCTCAAGCGCATCTTCGGTGAGGTATTACCACCGGAGTATCCGTATCAGGTACAGGGAGCACAACAAACAGTATTCAAAGAAGACTTTGGCAATCAGGTTGATGTTGTTCCTGTATCTGACCCTAATATCTTTAGTACAACGCAAAGAATTATTCTTGCGCAAACGCAGTTGCAATTAGCGCAAAGTGCGCCACAGATTCATAATCTGAAAGCCGCTTTCCGTAAAATGTATCTCGCGCTAAACGTTCAGGATATCGACGAGCTTTTACTTCCCGAAGTTCAAGCAGCTCCGAAAGATCCTATACAAGAAAACCAAGACGCTTTAATGAACACACCGTTACAAGCGTTTATTCAGCAAAACCACGATGCGCATATTCAAGCGCATTTAGCTTTCTCACAAAATCCTGCAACAGCTCAAAACGCTGCAGCGGTACAGGCCCTGAATGCACATATTCAACAGCATCAGGCGTTGAAGTATCGACTACAAGTACAAGAGATTCTGGCACAGCAAGGTATTCAATTACCGCAACCAGATCAAGCAGGTAACTTACCACCAGTACCTCCTGAATACGAAAACATGATTGCGATGGCGGCAGCACAGGCTACGCAACAGATCACAGGTCAAGAACAAGCCTTGCAACAGGCTATGGAAGTTCCAGACCCACAACGTGAAATGTTCGAGCAACAGCTGCAACTTGAAGTTGAAAAACTCAGACTCCGCGAGAAAGAGCTTGATCAGAAGAGCCAGATCGAAGTCGAGAAGATCGATTCTCAAGAACGTCAGACAGATATTAGAGTCGCTGCAGACTTACGTCAAGCAGAGCTTCGCGATGAGCGAGCAGCTGACACTAATTTAACAAACTTAGCAAGGGTAGTTCGTGAGTCAAGAGAGCAGGAGTAAGTGCCGCATCTAATAAGTAATATCCCGCATTTTAATTGCTGGATTAGAAAAGAATTTACGTGTAATCATCTTGACTATCATGGTGAGTATTTACATGCAATCGCTATTGCGGTAAATACGATTCCTGATAGATGTCTCTCATTCCAAGTAGTTTTTACAGGATATGAGTGGGATCAGGATGAGGATACGGAAAACGTACATGGCGGTGCGATGTGGGCACGAATGCCTATCACCGCTTTAGTAGCAGATGCTATGCTGGAGGAAATGCCGGAACCGATGGCAACTCATTTTGCACAGCCTTGGGATTGTAGTTCTCGAGACCATGAAGTTATTGTGATTGATCGAGTCTCGTCTAGCCCTTGGCTTTGTAAAATTAATGATGAGTTTCACACGGGAAAATATTTGTTTACTGTAGATTACACCGGAAACGATATCGCTGATGATCCTGCGCAACATAAGCAAAGTCATGTGATTCAGCTAATAGACGCTGGAAAGTGGACAGGTAATATTGTAGCGTTACCTAACAACCGCGTTAGAGCAACTAATCCAGCATTATGGGAAACTGGTTCAGGAGCACCTGACTTTCATCCTAGTCAACATGTACATAGTGCAGAAATTGACGATAGCTACATGGATTCCAACGTAACGTTTAACAATCTCTATTCAGAAGGAGAAAAGTAATGGCTGGATACAAAAAGAACAAAAACATGCCCAAGAAAATGAGAATGGGCGGTGGTCTGAAAAGAAACAAAAATGCGCCTAAGATGATGAGAAAAGGCGGTAGGACTGGAGGTAAGCGTAAATGAGGTTCGTAAAAAAAGAGTATCCCGGTCCGGGAAACAAACGGCCTAAAAGTGCAAAGGTTGAGTCGATGACTGCTTCCGATAAGGGGTTCGCTCAAGCGAAGTCTGTAAAAATCGGCGAGTATTCAGAAGAGGGAGTTCAGAAGAAAGTTAAAGGAGCAGGTGCGGCGACTAAAGGTACGTCTTTCACCAGTTACATTAACTAACGCATGGACTTCATAAAGTATTCGGAGTATTTACTCCGGAAAGTACGAGAGCGTCAAGATACGCTCTCGCAAACGCTTTCCTCGGGAAGCGCCCAAGACTTTGCTCAGTACCAACGAATCGTTGGAGAAATTTCAGGTTTAAATTTCACTGAGCAAGAAATCGTAAACCTGCTCTCAAAGATGGATGATGAAATCGATGAATGATGTCCCTGACCGAGTTCTAAATTTCGGATCACAGGAGTCTTCTACAGAAGAATCTTCTCTGACCCCAGAAACTTTAGAATCGCATGCTGATAAGCTACCTGCCCCGACAGGTTACAGAATTTTAATTCTGCCATTCGAGCCAAAAGCTACCACACGTGGTGGTATCATGCTCGCAAAACAAACACTGGAAAAAGAAAAGGTCGCTGCAATAGTTGGTCTTGTTGTTTCTTTAGGTCCGAGTGCATATGCAGATCAAGACAAGTTTCCTGATGGTCCTTGGTGTAAAGAGGGCGATTGGGTAATTTTTGGACGATATGCAGGTGCTCGTTTTCGTATAGAGGGCGGTGATATGCGTCTTTTAAACGATGACGAGATTCTTGCTGTTATATCAGATCCTGAGTCTATTCTGCAGTAAGGAGAAAAAATGTCTGAGCAAGAAATTGAACTGGTTTTACCAGAAGGTGAGTATGATCCTAGAGCTGCAGATGTAGCTCAAGAAGGTTTACAGGATCAAGATTTAAGCGGAAGTCAAGAGTCAGAAGAACAAGCTCAACACTCAGAAGAGCTTGATGACTACAGTGATTCCGTTAAAAAGCGTATTGATAAATTAACTTATCGAATGCGAGAAGCTGAACGACAAAGAGACGAAGCTGTTACTTATGCTGAATCTTTGTATAAAGAAAAAACTTCACTTCAGACTCGATTGTCATCTGCAGATGCTAATTTAGTTTCTGAGTACGACGCTAGAGTTAAGTCTGAAGGAGAACGTGCTCGTAAAGCCCTTCGAGAAGCACAAGAGTTAGGAGATGCAGAAGCAATAGCTTTAGCAACAGAAGCTCTAACTAAAGTAACGCTAGAAGAGCAAAATGTTAAACGAGCGCAAAATCGTCAAAAACTAGAAAGCCGCAGACGGGTAGCTAGTAATAGACAACAAAATCAAGTACAGTCGCGACAACAGGCTGCTCCTCCGCCTCCTGATCCTAGAGCACAGGATTGGCATAAGAGCAACCAGTGGTTTGGACAAGATCGTGTGATGACTGAGGCTGCTATAGCGATCGACGATACTTTGAAGAAAGAGGGTGTAAATCCTGCTTCAGACGAGTATTACGATAGGCTTGATGCAGAACTTCGAGAATATTTTCCCGATAGGTTCAGTCAACCGAAAAACGTGCAATCTTCAGTGGTAGGTTCTAGCCGTGGTGCTGGCCAACCTCAGAAGGGATCACGCAAAGTGAGTCTCACGCCCTCACAAGTTGCTATTGCAAAAAGAATTGGTGTGCCGCTCGAAGAGTATGCAAAATACGTTTAAGGAGAGTAAAAAATGACAGATCGCGTCTCCAGATCTGCAGAATCACGAGAGAAGAAAACTCGCAGAAAACCTTGGCAACCGCCTTCAATGTTAGATGCCCCTGAAGCTCCCGCTGGTTATAAACACCGGTGGATTCGTGCAGAGGTCCGAGGTCACGATGATCGAGCGAATATGTCTAAGCGTATTCGTGAAGGGTTTGAACCTGTTCGCGCAGAAGATCACCCTGATTTCGATGCACCGACTTTAGATCAAGGACAGCACGCGGGTGTGATTGGAGTAGGTGGTCTTATTCTCGCTAAAATTCCTGAAGAAACCATTGAGGAACGGGATGCTTACTTTCAGAGGCAAACCGATGACCAAATCAGTGGTGTCGACAATGATTTGTTGCGAGATAGTGATCCTAGAATGCCTATCAGACCGACAGACATTCAAAGGAGCTCAAAAACACAGTTCGGAAGTGCACGTAAAGGTGCAGACTCCGAATAATTTCTCTTGACTCTTTGGAGGTTTTAACATGGCAAATGTAGATGCCCCTAACGGCTTTACACCTGCTTCCCACATGTACGGTGGGGTGATTAGAACCAAGAAATTGCGTATTGCAAGCGGGTATGGCACAGATATCTTCACCGGCGACGTGGTTACGCTTTCTTCTGGTTATGTTAATCAGGCAGGTGCTACAAGCACCCCAGTAGGAGTTTTTGCTGGTGTTCAATATACGGACACTAGTGGTGCTCCTCAATGGTCAAACTATTGGCCAGCCAGCACTGCTACTCTTGGTAGCGATGATGCAGTAGCTTATGTCTACTCTGATCCGGGTATCATTTTTGAAGCCCAGTTCACTGCAGGCACACCAGCTGTTAGCTTCATTGGTAATAAGTACACACTTAGCACCACCGCTGGTTCCACAAACAATGGACGTTCAAAAGAAGGTGTAACCGCTACGACCAGTAGTGGTGTTGCTCTTTGTGTAGGTTTCGTTGACTCTCCGAGCAATGAAATTGGTGCTAGTGCACGAGCCTTATTTACGTTCCCAACTAACACATTCGCAGTCTAGGGAGAGTAACTAATGGCGATTAATAGAGCACAACTCGTAAAAGAGCTTGTTCCCGGCCTACATGCTCTCTTTGGCCTGGAATACGAGCGTTACGCTGCTGAGTATGAAGAGATCTTCGACACCGAAAGTTCTGAAAGAGCCTTCGAGGAAGAAGTCATGCTCACTGGCTTTGGCGAAGCACCCGTTAAGAGTGAAGGTGCAGGTGTAAGTTACGACACCGCTCAGGAGTCGTTTACTGCACGGTACACTCACGAAACGATTGCACTTGCCTTTTCGTTGACTGAGGAAGCTATCGAAGATAATCTCTACGATACGCTATCGTCTCGATACACCCGTGCACTTGCACGTTCAATGATGCAGACTAAAAATATTAAGGGCGCGAACATTCTTAACAGAGCGTTCAACTCTTCATATGTTGGTGGCGATGGCGTTGAACTTTGTTCAGCAGCTCACCCGACTGTATCTAACCAAACGCAGCGAAACGAGCTTTCAACTGCTGCAGACCTTAACGAAACTTCATTAGAGCAGTCGTTAATCGACATTGCTGCTTTTGAAGATGAGCGAGGTCTGAAGATTAATGCTCAAGCTCGTAAGCTGATCATTCCGTCCGCTCTTCAGTTTGTAGCAGATCGTCTGTTGCAATCTCCAGGACGTGTCGGAACAGCAGATAATGATATCAACGCTATCCGCAACATGGGAATGATCCCTGAAGGTTACGTTGTTAATCATTTCTTGACCGATACAGATGCCTTCTTCTTGAAGACAGATGTACCCAATGGTCTGAAGCACTTTGTACGTACTCCAGTCTCAACCAACATGGAAGGTGATTTTGAAACCGGAAATGTTCGTTATAAGGCTAGAGAGCGATACTCTTTCGGCTTTAGCGATTGGCGAGGAATCTTCGGATCTCCCGGAGCCTAAAAAAGTTATGGGGGCACTTGTTGCCCCCTTTCTTTTTATGTAAGATGCAAATATCCCTGACAGTCACATAGGGTGACTGACATTAGCCAAGACAGGAGATAGCAATGGCTACAACTACCTTTTCTGGTCCTATCAAAGCCGGAACAATTAAAGATACCACTGGAACCACTGTTGGCACTGATAAAGCTAACGTTGGTTTTGTCCTTATGGCGCAAAGCGGAAATGTAGTTTTTGCAGCAGACGGCACTGAAACTGTTGTTGCAACTCTTCCCGCAAATAGTCAAATTTATCAAATTGCGGTTGACGCAACGACTGCATTTGATGCAGGAACCACCAATACTTTAGATCTTGGGGACGGAACTACTGCAGATAAATATGCGGATGCTTTAGCTTTAGGTTCGCAAGCTCGTGTTCTCGCAACGTCTGACGTTTCGCAAATAGGCAACCTGATTGATATTGGCACTTCTGATGTAGACATCACAGCAACTTATAATCAATCTGGGTCAGCTGCTACGGCAGGTGCTGCAACTGTAACGGTACTGTATCTGCAAAATCGCAACCTTTCATAAGGGGATAGCAAATGGCTGATGCAGTAAGCTCAACAACCATCTTAGATGGCACGCATAAAGCCGTAATCCAGCTGACGAATTTAAGTGATGGTACTGGAGAAAGTGCTGTTACTAAAGTCGATGTAAGCACCTTAGCTACGAGAGAAGACGGAACTGCGTGCAGCGGTGTTATTATTGAAAAAGTATATCATTCAATAATTGGCTTCACGCAAGTTCAGCTTCTTTGGGATGCAACAACTGATACGATTGCCCTTGGTCTTTCACAAGACAGTAATGGTCATATGGACTTTGCTAACTTTGGAGGATTAGTTAATACGTCAGGATCAGGTAAAACTGGCGATATTAATCTAACCACATTAGGAGCAGCTGCCAACGACAATTATGTGATCGTATTAGAATTGCTGAAGAAGTATGGTTAATGGCAACTTCTGGAACTCGAAGTTTTAGCCTAAATGCTGCTACGGCGATTGAAGAAGCCTACGAATTAGCAGGTTTAGAGTATAGAACGGGATACGATGGCGTAACCGCGCGAAGATCAATGAACATCATGTTCGCGGATTGGTCTAATCGTGGGGTTCAACTGTGGGAAGTAGAATCTGTCTCTCTAACTTTAACAGAGGGACAGACTTCCTATACATTAAATGAATACGACATCGATATCCTAGACGCAGTTATACGCCGAGATGTTAATTCTCAACAAACTGATTTTCAGATAGATCGTATTGATCGAAACGAATATTTAAATATTCCTAATAAAACAACGAAAGCTCGTTGCACGCAATACTATGTCGAACGAACAACAACTCCAACGTTGTACGTTTGGCCTGCCCCTGAAAACTCAACAGATGTTTTTGTTTCTTATCGTTGGAAAAGAATACAGGACATTACTGCATCAGTTAATGATACAGATATACCTAGTCGGTTTATGCCTTGTTTAGTTTCAGGTCTTGCGTTCTATATCGCAATGAAGAAAAATCCTCAGAAAGCTCAAATCTTAGAGGCGTTGTACGAAAAGAATTTAATTAACGCAATGCGATTTGATGAGGATAGGTCTTCTGTTCATTTAGTACCTCAGCGTAGTTATGTCTGATGTCGTACGCACTTGGAAAATTTTCATACGGGGTCTGCGATAGATGCGGATTTCGTACACGTTATTTAGAAATGAGGATGGAGTGGACTGGATTTAAGGTTTGCTCTGAATGTTACGAACCCAAACATCCTCAATTAGAACCTCCTCGTCATCCAACAGATGCTGAAGCCTTGAGACAACCTCGTCCAGAGGTTCCCCTCCCTCAATCTCAATTAGGTTTCGTTAAAACTACCGGACCTAGAGACACCACTCCTGATGGAGTAGAAATTGGAGGGCCTTCGCCAATAACGGCGGATCCGATAGGAACAGAGTTCACTTCTGAAGGTGCAACTGGAGAAGTCGGAACTGTAACAGTGGTGATTTCATGAGCTTTACCTACGCATCGTTAAAAACAGCTATTCAAGATTACTGTGAAGTTTCTGAAACAACTTTCGATAGTAATTTAGCAATTTTTATTCAAGAGGCAGAAGAAAGAATACTAAAAGCAGTAGAACTTCCTGTTTTTAGAAAAAACGTAACTGGAACTGCTACAGCCAGTAATGCATACTTATCAACCCCTACTGACTTTTTAGCTCCGTTAAGTTTGGCAGTAATCTCCTCTAGCGAATATTCCTATTTGTTATTTAAGCATGTCTCATTTATAAGAGACTATACGCCTAACTCTTCGACAACAGGGATTCCGCTGTATTTTTCTGTTTTCGATGACACTACGTTTTTATTAGCGCCAACCCCAGATAGCAACTATACTTTTGAGTTGCATTATAAGTATCGCCCTGCGTCTTTAACAGCAGGGGCTGATAGTGGAACTACGTGGCTTTCTACAAACGCACCGAATGCATTGTTCTACGGTTCTTTAATTGAAGCGGTAAATTTCTTAAAAGCACCAGAAGAACTAGCTAATTATGAGCAACGATTTCAAGAAGGTCTTCTAGGGTTGAAAAAACTTGGAGAAGGTTATGGTATTCGTGATGAATACCGTTACGATATCACTAGGAGTGGGTGATGTTTAGTGTACAAGTAACGCCGCAGTTAGGTGCTGTAGAAGTTCAAACAACGAGTAATCGGGGAATGACCCCTGAAGAAATAGCCACCAGTGCAGTTAGTAAAATTATAAGTATTAGTGATTCTACTGATCCTGCACTAAAACTACAAGCAGAGGCTTTTAGAGATAGAGTTTTTCACGTTATTGTAGCTTCTATTAATCAAGGTATTAAAAGCGACAGAACGAGTTTGTATAATTTACTTTCAAATCAAGGTCATAACGATATGGCTGAAATACTGAGGAACCTATAATGGCTATTACCCAAGCAATGTGTACGTCATTCAAAAAAGAATTGATGACAGCAACACACGATTTTACGGCAGCAAGCAATGTATTTAAGCTGGCCTTATATACGAGCAGTGCAACGCTGGATGCATCGACAACGGCGTACACCGCTACCAATGAAGTGAGCGGAACTGGTTATACCGCCAAAGGTTCTTTCTTGACTAGCGTTACACCGACTAGTTCAGGAACCACCGCGTTTACAGACTTCAACGATTTGACGTTCTCTACAGCAACAATTACGGCGAGGGGAGCCTTAATATATAACGAAGCTGCAACTGGAGATCCAAGCGTTTGTGTTTTAGATTTCGGCTCCGATAAAACATCTACAGCGGGGGACTTTACGATTAGTTTCCCAACGGCGGATGCGAGTAACGCGATCATACGAATCGCATAGGATTAATATGTGGCCGACGTCACTGTTGTATTTCAAGGATGGAATAGCTCAAACCAAGGCTGGGGTGAAGGCGGTTGGGGAGAGAGCGTTCCGCTCGCTGATGGTACAGGCCAAGTCGGTTCGGTATCAATTACCGCAGATGCCAATGTCTCGGTTACCGGCGTTTCAAGTACCGCAAGCGTTGGTGACGTTACCGTTACAGCAGACGCCAATGTATCACCTACTGGAGTCTCTGCGACAGGATCTGTCGGGTCGGTCACAGTTACAGCAGACGCCAATGTATCACCTACTGGAGTCTCTGGAACATCGGCTGTCGGTACTGTTTCTGTATCCGCTGACGCTAATGTGTCGGTTACAGGCGAAACTGCCACAGGGTCTGTTGGATCAGTTACCGTTTCGGCAGACGCAAACGTCAGTCCGACAGGATTGGCAGCAATTGCAAGCGTTGGCTCAGTCAGCGTATCGGGAGATGCCAACCTTAGTGTCACAGGTGTCTCAGGCACCTCGGCGCTTGGTAGTGTCACTGTTGCAGCAAATGCAGATGTTAGCGTCACAGGTGAGGAAGCAACTGGCGCGGTTGGATCTGTATCGGTTACAGGTATTGCGAACGTTAGCCCAACGGGTGTTGCTGGTACGAGTCAAGTTGGCACGGTCACAATTAAGTTTGGGCAGACGGTTTCGGTTACGGGAGTTTCCGCGACAAGTATTCTCGGGTCTGTTAGCGTTGTTGGTAACGCTGACGTTTCGGTTACTGGAGTTTCTGGGACAGGAGAGATTGGAAATGTCTTGGTTTGGGGCAAAATTATCCCCGGTCAAGATGCAAATTGGCAAAATATTGATGATAGTCAGACAGCATCTTGGGCTATCATTGACGACAGTCAAACACCAAGCTGGTCAACTATTGATGATAGCCAAACACCAAGCTGGTCAACTATTGATGATAGCCAAACACCGGATTGGCAAGAGGTAGCTTAAATGGCAACTTATGTTAATGATCTTCGATTAAAAGAGATTGCAACAGGGGATGAATCAGGTACTTGGGGAACGTCTACAAACACCAACCTTGAACTGATTGGCGAAGCTCTTGGTTACGGAACTCAAGATTGTTTTAGCTCGGACGCAGATGCAACGACCACAGTAGCAGACGGAGCCACTGACCCCGCTCGATCTATGTATTTCAAGGTCACGTCTTCTGCGACACTGACCGCTACTCGAACGTTGACGATTGGTCCAAATACTATTTCTCGCGTGATGTTCATCGAGAACGCGACCACCGGCTCTCAGTCAATCACGATCTCTCAAGGCTCTGGCGCAAATGTGACGATTGCGACAGGCAAGACCGCAGTCGTTTATCTTGATGGCGCAGGCTCAGGTGCTGCCGTTGTTGACGCGCTGGCGCTCGTCGATCCCGGCGTAACGGATACGTTGGCTGAGGTGTTGGTTGCGGGGAATGCTACCGGCGGTACGGACATTGCGGTTGGCACGGGCGACGACATCACCTTTGCGGACAACTCCAAGGCCATCTTCGGTGCTGGCTCTGACCTTGAAATTTTGAGTAACGGCACAGATGGATTAATTCGCAATGGTAATGCTACTGGCGAAATTCGCATGGAGTCCGATGACAGGATTATCTTTGCGGACAGAGGTTTTAACGAAGTTTTTGCGGTCTTTAATGATGACGATGATGTCAAGCTGTATCACGACGGCAATCAAAAACTAGCCACCACCGCCACAGGCATCGACGTAACGGGCACTGTGACTGCGGATGGTTTGACGTTAGGCTCAGAAGGTGACCAAATCAGCATACCAACGTCGGCTGGCTTCTCTGGAATCATCACGACCGGCGACAGTATCTCTGGCAACGCTTTTGAGTTTAAAAACGGCAACGGTATAGCAATCGTTTCAGACACAAATGATAGTGGAGTCACTGGCGGCGTAGATGCAACACTGATTGCACGAGGAAGCAGCGCAACAAAGACAGCTTTATTTGACGCTAACGGAGACATCAGCTTCTACGAAGACACTGGCACGACTGCGAAGCTCTTCTGGGATGCTTCGGCAGAGTCGCTGGGGATTGGGACTACACCGTCCTTCACACTTGATGTACTTGGCCCTTCAACAGTCTCTGGTCGCGTAAAAACCAGTGGTTCTCTTAACGCATTCTACATGGAAGACTCAGGAACAACGGCAGGTACACTCTATATCGGCTCCGTGGGTGACGATTGGCGGGTTGTCACTGGTTCCAATGAGCGCCTTCGTGTCGACTCAAGCGGCAACGTCGGCATCGGCACGACGAGTCCTTCTTCAAAATTAACAGTTTCTGGCAGTTTTAACGCAACCTCTGCGGGTTCTAAGCCATCAATCACAGGTGCTGGTAACTATGGTGGCGGTATAGGATTCATAGACACAAACGTCTCAGGAATGTACACAGACACTTCTGGTGCAAATCTAAAGTTCTTCACCAATCAGTCAGGGTCAGACGCTGCACAAAATAAGGTTGCAATGACCAT